CTTTTGTTGCTTTAGCAACGGCCGCAGCCCTTAAATTTTTAAGCTGATCTATTTCACGAAGTCTTTTTTCTTCGTCTTGCGCTCTTTTTGATGCTGCTGTTAACTGCTCTAAAGTACCGCCAGCAGCTACAAAGTCCTGAGCGTATTCCGGAGTAATACCTTCCGGAGTACTAGCTTGAGTCAACAAACCACCAACCCTAGCTCGTTGAGCAGCCTGTTCTCCACGCTTGCGTGAAGCATCAGCAAACTGTTGTGCTTCTTTAGTATAACCGATACCTTGTAACTCTTGAGCAACACCAGAGAGCGCAACGGGATCGGGCTCTGCCGAAGCTAAAATTGCCTGACCTCTTTTCATGATTTCGTTAAACTTGTCTTGCTTTTTTTTAGCCTTCATTTGACCGGGGATTCCACCAATAGCTTCACCCACGGAAAACATCCCTCGTCCAAAAGAAGGCGACGAAAGCCCCTGAAGTATATTTGATGATATTTGTGCCATGATTTAATCCTTTATGTTAACTGAACAGACCAGCAGCAGCCCTTGAAACTAAGCCCGAACCTACGTTACCTATAATGTCTGCTTGGCCCATACCAGCCGAAAGTAGTGCATTAATTGCTGAAGCATAGGTTTCACCGTAAGTCTGTGCTTGTTCAGACAACGCTTGTCGCTGACGTTCTGCTGTTGTCATTCCGGGCTGTAACGCAGCCAGTAACTGACCTTGTGGCAAGTAAGATGCCTCTAGCATTCCTGCACCAAGTTTTGCTTGTCTGTCTTGGTCGGCCCTTGCAAACTCCATGGCACGTAAAATGTCTTCAGACTCTCTTTGTTGCTCTGCCTTAGCTATTGCTAACTGCTCAGGAGTTCCGCCAAACATTGCCGTACGTGTACCTAAACGTCCCTGAGCAGCTAAACGTTGCTCTAGTTCTGCTCTGGCCTGTTCTTCGGCAGGTGCCCTAAGTTCACGCATACGGCCCAAAACGTCCTGCTCAAGTTCTTCAGAAGGTGTCGCTGCCTGACCGTAGAAGCTTGTAGCTTGCTTAAGAAGCTCTTGTTGAAGAGCCTGTTCGTCAGGAGACATGTCTAGTTGGTAAGTCGTTTGGCCTGTAGTAGGGTCTGTAGTCATGCCAAACTGTCCACCAGTAGCTGTAGTAACAGTGTAAGGCTGAAACTCCAGCATTCCTGTTAACTCGCCAGCAAGACCCGGTGTAAACTCTCCAGTGTCGGGGTCAGTGTACCCTTCTCCAAAGCGTTGAAAAGCCTCTCTTCCTAGTTTGCCAAGGTCTTCATACGATTCCGACAGAAGACCGGCTCCTCCGCCTAAACCTAAAAGCGCTAAAAAGTCTGGATCCATTAGTACGTACCTCCGTCAATTGTTCCTGTAGACAGTGTACCTGTAAACGTCAGCGCAGGAATTGTTACTGTCCCTGTAAATGTTGGTGATGCTATGTCTGCCTTAGTAGCGATAGCGTTAGAAATTGCATCAAACTCCGTTTCAAATTCAGAGCCACGAATGATTTTACCGCTGTCTCCAGAAGGTAGACTGTCCTTAGCGGCAAAGTCAGTAGTTTTACTATAGTTGCTCATAGTACTTTACCTTTTAAAACTAATACGTTAATTTCTTGAAGAGACAAAGCAAAACCATTAATATCTGCCTCCAAACCTATGTTGATAACTCCGCCACCACCGGTAGCGTTGACTGCCCTACGTGACGTTAGCTCACCGCCCGTAAACTCTGATATAGAAGAAGGCGTTAGTGTTTCTAAATTTGTAAATGAACCAGATATATAAACGTAGTAAACAGATTCTGTTTTGTTAAAGTAACTGTCTCCGTTAAGTAGCGCACCTCCGCCAGACCCTGTTGTAGGGGCGGATGTAAGTTCACCAAGATATTTATTAACAATAACAACACCACCAACTTCTGTTGACGATATTCCATAAGACGAAAGCTCCGAATAAGCTGGGTATTCGCCCTCGTTGTAGAAAGCAGGTTGCTGGTTACCTACAGTAAATTCTGCAGTTCTGTAGGCTGTGTCAAAGTCATAGGCCCACTTAAGAAATACTGTGGCACTGTTAGCGCCTACCAAAGTTGGCCTAATCTTCTTGACTCTTTTTAACATCGAAGGGTCACCAAATGTCAAACCCGGACTGTAGTACTTAAAACGGTACTTAGTTCCGTTGTCACTGTAACCACTGTACTCGCTAATACCTTCCGTAGTACCTATGTACAACTTACCATTCTCAAGTCTACCATAGGACGTAAACCCTGTGCCGGGCCAACGAGTCACACGGTAAGAACCGTTTTCTAATGTGCCTCTTACGTCAAAACAATAAGTTACGTTTTGATTTACAAAAGTTAGCAAATAAAAACCTTCTTCAGGACTGTAGACAGACCGGTAAAAACTAGTTTCGTTTTGCAACAAGCCAATAATGTCTTTAGTAATACTGCTTGACAAGTTAGCCATGGGCATTGACTTTTCTTGTATTGTTCTACCGAAGCTCTTAAGACCGGTGTGTGACAAGAACAATACGTCAGTACCTGTGTGCTGTACAGTGTCACGATCAACGCAACCAACACCTGCTACAGTATCTGACAAGGCCATTGTAGCTGGAGTTTCGGCACCTTCGTAAACAACAATGCTGTGCTTGCCAAAAATAATTAACAGACCGTTGTGTGCTGCTAACGATACAATCTCGTCGTAACCGTCAGGCCATACCTTGGATATGTCAATAGACCCACTAGTGCCGCCGGACCAGTCATGACCTATCAAAAGATCAGACCAGTACACGGTAGACTTGTCAGCACCAAAGTCTGCTGTCCATAGCCTGCCATACGCTGCTAGGACTTCGTTACCGTACATGGCGCTAGTAACTCCAGCAGCCCCAGAAACAGCACTGAGCTTGATTACAGAGCCTCCTGCGTTATCGTACACAAGGGGTTCATGGCTACGTTGGAAGAAGTATATTTTGTCGTTAAAGTTGACCATCTTCCAGTTGTCTGCAGAAATGGTGTAACTACCGGGAGTCTCGTCAGCCAACGTCGTTGTACCACTAAGAATCTTGTTGTTACCTACAGAAAAAACTTTAGTGTTGCCAGCGTCGTCTTTAAACTCTTTGATTGCTCTAAGAGTTGCCGTGCCTAATGCAGTTTTGTTTGTTGTAATAACATTATGGCCTTTACGTGTTGCAATACGACCACGTTTGTCAATTACAGCGTTATCTGCTATTTCAGCAAACGACGGGTCTTGCTGCAGCGGAGAATCTTCTGTATTGATCCCTTTAAAGGCAGGCGCAACCAAATTTATACTGTTAAGTTTTTGTGCCATATTTTACCTCAAGGGGTATAAAAGATTACTTCTTCTGGATGCTTTTGAGCGTCTAAAGCAATAGCGTCAGACATATAATTCTCAGCAACTTTAAAGTACTCAGGAGCAGACGTGCCTCCTGTTTCTCCACGTTCACGGGCTAGTAAAGCAACAGCCAAGTGTATTACCGGCATGCTAGGTATTGTTAGCCTGTCGTCATCGACAGTTAAATCACCTGTTCTTTTAACACAGTTAAAGCGAATGGTGTACTCTTTTTCTGGAGTAGGGTAAATGTCTATTTGCGTATCGCCATTACTGTCAACACCGTTGTACGTATAACAAGTAGGAGCGCTTTTGCGTGGATCAGATATTAAGTAAGCTTCATCAAAAAAAGTAGCTGTTTTGTATTCCATAAACAAATTAGCTGTATCATTGATTACGTTAAGCGCTTTAATTCTGTTCTGGCTGCCTGTTAAAACGTAATTAAAAACGTCAGCAGTAGTAGTGATTGTTAAAGTAGTCCTAAGTGCTGACCAGTCCCAAGAATCCTCTACAATTCTTTTAGCGTCATTAATAAAGTCACCAACCATTTTAGAGTACGTAGATTCATTAACCGTACTTACTTCGTCTTCACGCATCCGACGTAGTACGCCATTCATTAAGTTTAAGTATGTCATACGTCAAACATTCCTTTCTTTTGGGCACTGTTTTGTACCAAAGATTGTGTTACTTCTGTTTCAATAAAGTTATTAAGCACATTAATAGCTCTAGTTGGGGCACGGTACTCTACAGCAGTAAATGGTTGTCTTGCCCAGTCTACATTGCCTGATAGCATTCCTGAGCGTCCTCCGCCACCGCCGCCGCCTCCTGCTGCTGGCTCAGGTTCTGGCTCTGGTTCAGGCTCTGGTTCTGGCTCTGGTTCAGGCTCTGGTTCAGGCTCTGGCTGAGGAGTTATAATTACTTCGCCCGAACATTGACCTCCTTCGTGGTCGCTTGGCCTAGAACCGTCTTCACACTCTGAACATAAAGGATAATCTTTAGCTCCGTTGGGGCAAGAACCTTCTACAGAGTCGGCTAAACACAAACCAGTTTGTATATCTACAGTGAACCCTTCTTTACAAGGACCACAGCTTCCGTCTTCTGCAACAGTTGCGTTAGGGTCGTTACAGGTTGGTGTTTGTTCAACAACCTCTGTAGGAACGCAGACACCGTTTTGAATAGTTCCTGCTTGTCCGTCAATTACGCACTCCTCGCCTTCTACGGGTTCGGTAGGCGCTTGTCGTACTGGCTCACATCCCTTTGTTATTTCTGAATAATAAAAACCTTCTGGACACTCTTCTGGTTTTATATCAGGTGTTGTCTCCGGCTGAGTAGGCGCCTGTCGTATCGGTTCACATCCCTTTGTTATTTCTGAATAAACAAAACCCTCTGGACACTCTTCTGGCTTTATATCAGGCGTTGTCTCCGGCTGAGTAGGCGCTTGCCTTGTTGGCTCGCATTTCCTTGTTATCTCGGAATAAACAAAACCTTCTGGACACTCTTCTGGTTTTATATCAGGCGTTGGATCAGGATCTGGGTCTGGGTCTAAATCTGGAGTAAGAAAACTAGCACACTCAACCGGATTAGCTTGTGCATAGTCAGAGCTTTCACATGGGTTTGTTGCAACAGAGCAATTGCTTCCTTGTTTATCTGCCCTTGGAGTAAATCCGTCGGGGCACATACCAAAGTCATTGCCACCCTCAATTACTTCGCCGCCTGTAAAACCAAAAGAACCATCATCGTCATCATCACCATCAGTATCACCCGGCTCAGGCTCTGGTTCAGGCTCTGGTTCAGGCTCTGGTTCAGGCTCTGGCTCTGGCTCAGGCTCTGGCTCTGGTTCAGGCTCTGGCTCTGGCTCTGGATCTTCAACGCAGTTACCGTCGGCATCATACGTGCCGTCTACTCCGCTAGGGGTTTTGCAGGGAGCGTCTTCTACGTAATCTGGTGGTGGATCTTCGCATTCTCCAGTTGCTTCATTACGTATTTGATCACCAGAACAAGGCGTTAATGTTTCTACACACTCGCCACCTTCGTTTACTTCGTAGCCAGATGCACAACCACCACATTTACTAGGCGTTCCTCGCTTAGTATCTTCTGGTATGTGTGTTCTGTTTTGATTTGCACACTCTTTTGTTGTTGGACCCTCAGGAACTATTGGAGCCTCTCTAATAAAATCACCGCACCTGCTAGGCGTACCAAGTTTAGCGTTTGCAGGAATGTAGATTCTATTCTGATCAGTACACTCTTCTTCTGTTGGGCCTTCAATTACTTCTGGAGCTTGCTTAATTGGCTCTCCGCACTCGCTAGGCGTTCCTCTCTTAGCGTCTGCCGGAATATGCTTTCTGCCCTGACTTCGGCATTCCTCTTCTGTTGGGCCTTCAATTACTTCTGGAGCCTGTTTTATTGGCTCACACTTTTTTGTTTCTTCTGAATAAACCGTTCCTTCAGGACATTCTTCAGGCACTTCAGGTGCTTGCTTAGTTGGCTCACATCGTTCTGTTTGCTTTGAAAAGAAAAACCCTTCAGGGCACTCTGTGCATTCTGGATAGTTAACTGCCCCGTTAGCACACTCTTCTGTCTCATTAGGATCTGTAATAAAAAGTTGCGGAAACGCCTCTTCAATTTCTTCTTCTATACTGCTTTGTATGTATCCACCGATCCATGCGCCAATACTTCCACCAACAGCATCTCTGATAATGTCTTCAAGATCTTTATCACTTATGCCGCCTTTGATTTTGGATAAAACTTTTCTAACTTTTTCTTTTGCTTTTTCTGCCGTGTCTTCTAACCAACCACCGGGATCTGATATAATATCTTTAATGTCTTGACCAGTTTCTTTAACTGCGTCCTCAAGGTCTTTCCAAGTAATATCAACTATGCCGGGAGGCATGGGAATATCTAAACCGGGTATGGAAAAAATAGCGCCAATGTTTACGCAGTCTTTCCAGCCAGCATAAGGCTCATTTCCTCCCGGCCCGTCAGGATCAACGCTCCCAGTCCAAGATTCGCATTCTTTAGATATGCCAGCTACACCGTTTAAAACGTTTGTAAGTAACTTTTCAAAATCTTTTTTATTAGTTGGGAGTGCTCCAGTAACAACATCCTTTATTGTTTTAAAGATGTCCCTAAAGGTTTCTTCTTGTTCTTTGGTTATTTCTTCTCCGGCTTCTCTAAATTCGTTTAAAACTTGTTGAATAGAGCTTTCTTCATTAAATTCTTCTTCAGTAGAATCATCGTCATCTTCTTGTTGCTCTAGCCATTCATTATAGCCGCCAGCTTCTGCTATTTGCCTTGCTATTTCTTCTAATACAGAAATGTTTGGATTTGCTCTAAATCTACCTTCTATTGCCGAAAGAACTTCCGGAGAAACTCCTTGCGGAACTCCTTGCTCGCCAATAATAGTGTCATAAAGAATCTGAAATATACTGTCTTCTGATCCTAAATCTTCACTAGGGCCTTCGTCTCTTCCCGGAGGCGCATCATTAAACTCTGGAGGAACAGAAGGCCCACCACCAAACTCTCCTCCCGTAAACATCCCGGTTCCAAAAGAAGGCTTGTAAGCAATTGTAGGGGATCTCTTTGCCATTTACTTTTCCCTTGATACGCCCTTGGTTTTTTCATAAGAACGCATAGCACCAAGACCAAGCATACCCATTAGTACAGGCATCATAGTCTCTAGGTCAATGAGTGGTATAGTAACTTCAATAGCCAACAGAGCTAAAACAAAGTTGGTAAACGGTATGACCATAAAGTTGCCCATCATACCTAGTACACAACACCAGCCAACAGCAGGTCTCCAACCAGAGACAAACAAGGACTTGTGTGCTGCTTCTACTTTGTTAACCTCTAGTTGTGACTTAGCAAGCTCCTGAGCGTGTCTCTGAGCCATTGTAGCGACTTCATGAGCTAACCTAGCCTTCTGGTCCTTGTCTTGCACAAACTTGTCCAGAAGCCCTGTTACAGGCCCTATGAGCGACTCAATCATCTAGCAAACTCCAAGATAGCAATAGCCATAGTCACGATAATAGCAATAGAAGCAAAGCCACCTGTCATCATCTTCTCTAGTTTGTCAAAGCGTTGATTGTGTGCGTCCAGTTGCATCTGAATCATTTCATAACGAATGCTACACTCACGCTCATGAGCTTCTAACCGACTTAATGCTTGCTCTAGATCTGACATGACTATTCCTTACCGCTCTGATGGTCCACAGTTATCTGTGCATTTAACTTACCTATTTCTACTTCTATCTTGTTTAGCTGCCTGCGTAACTCGTGTATCTCTACGTTGCGTTCTTCCAGAGCCATAATCTTAGCGTTCTGTATAAGATCATCTGGTAACGCACCACGTAGACCTAGAGGCCACTCACGAACAAACGCAGAGTTTTCTAGTATGTTCATGTTCTGTATTTCCTGACCGTGTTCAATAGAGATGATACGAGTGTCAAGAGTTACGTAAGCAGTAGTAGCCATAACGATGCCAGCACCAAGAGCAACTAAGTTCCTTAGTGGTATAGCTACTCTGGTGTTGTCATCAATCTCAGGCATTACCAAGGCATACCATCAGCAGACACAGGGTTTTTCTGTGCTTCGATGTTGGCTGTTAGTGCCGCCTCAGTAGCGTCTTGGTCAACTGATTCGTGTACCCATGCCAGTACAGCAGACTCAGTAAGGTCATCGTAAGCAACAAAGCCGTCAGCATCAGCATCTGGTGTAAAGCCTACAGTGCCGTATGAGGATGCAGTGAATGTGTCGTCACCAACAGTTTCAGATTCAGTAACACGCCAGTGTGCAACGGTTACACCGCCGTCTGCCACGTTACGCTCAAGGTTTGCGATAGTCCATGTAGCCATTAGTTTTCTCCTAGTTAAATAGCGGCGATGATAAAGGCAAGTAGTTCAGAGTAACGCACACCCATTCGTGAACGCTCTTCACCAGTTTCCTCATCAGTCCATGTTGAGTTAATAAACATACCGTAGCGTCCAGCGTCTAAGCCTTCAGCAGTAAAAGCATCTTGTAAGTCTTGAGCAATGATGCCGAAGTGAATGCGTGCGTCGTCACCCTTGTCTGCTACTGAGTTAATCCAACGGAACTTACGAAGCAGTCCCTTACACGCCACAGCAACACGTTGCTCTGCATCTGATAGTTCTTCAATGTCTTGCTTTTCGTTGCGGTCAGACGTGTTAATTGTGCCGTTGCCTGCATAAATATCTCTATACCTAGAGTTGTTTTTACCTAGGTCAATAGCATCGTCATTATTTCCGCCAGTTGTTGTACATGGAAATACTTCATTGTTTGTAAAGCGTATGTTTGCATAAGCAGAAGAGTTAGCGTTTCCGACTACAAGACCTGAGCCGTATGTGCTGATGGCTCCGACTCCAACGCCGTCCTTATTAAATTCGACAATAGAACCATCATTAGTATTTCGGTTGAACGCCGCAACGTAGTTACCAGATACAGAAAAGAATGACCTGTGGTCGCCACTTCCTCGAATCGCAACGCCTTGCTCTGTATTGCTAACACCGGGCGCTGTATTTGTACCACCAACCAGCAAGTTGCCGTCTTCATCAATACGCATACGCTCTGTTAGCGTGTTGTCAGACGTATAAAACGCTAATTGCCCTTCGTCTTCTCCTGTCCCGCTAGCAAGGGCAGAAATTTTTGCATGCACTTGACCGCCTGCTCCAGACTGTTGCAGTGCAAACTCTAACTTTCCGACTTCCGCATTATTGGTGACGTTTCCATAACCCATCAAAGATAAAGATGCAGGGGCAGAAGAGGCATCATTAATAATACGAACTTGACCTAGGTTAGCGCCGTAAGTTGCATCTCCTACATTAATATTGCCTGACAGGTAAAGGTCTTTGAAGCGTGAATCTGACTTGCCTAAGTCAACAATGTTGTCACGCAAAGCGGCAGAGCCATTACAGGGTCGAATATAACTTCCAATGTCATCGAAAAATAATCCAGTGTTTCCGCTAGTTATAAACAGCTCACCATCACTTGTGCCGCCATCAGATAGCTTGGTGCCAATACTACCGACTGCGGCGCCGTCTTTAGCTATTTCAATGACGCTTCCATGACTAGTCAGCTTATTGATATACAAAGGTCGTGCTTCGTTTGTTAATGCAATAACGCCTGCGCCTGTTCCGCCATAAGCAACAACA